ACAAGGAGCTGGTCAACACAGAGCGATTCCAGAAGATCGAAGCGGCTGTGCATACGGCTATCGACAAACTGATGCCGACGCAGCGCGACCTGTTTGTGTCGGAGCTTAATCGGATTCTGGGGGAGGAAGAGTGATGACTTCACCAACGCGGAGTACGGAGCTTAATCGGATTCTGGGGGAGGAAGAGTGATGATTCTGCCTCAATTTCCTCTGCAAGAATCTCCCCTGCAAGAGGGCGTCCAATGACTTCAGTCCAGTGCCAGCATTACTCAAGTTTCGGGTATGCCTCGGGCATACCCACGTGGATCAAGTGCTCCTACTGCGATGACTTCCACTGCACCATCCACCACGAGCATGTGGCCGATTGCGACTGTCCGAGGATTGACGTGTGGCTGGATTACGGGCTCGATCCATACGCTCCGCTGGAAAAGCATGAGCTTCAGCGGGTCGAAATCATGCTGAAGCAGAATCCTCCAGAGGATGAGGATGCCTTCGACCCCTCCGAGGAGCATTTCTGATGTACGGCGAACTTCAAGGTTTGATGAACTCAGGCAGTTACAGCTTTGCTGAGGTGTGGTTGCTGAGCTTCTTTGCTTTGATGTGGGACTTTCCGATCTTTTGGGCGGCGTTTCTGAGCGCGGTGTTCGGGCATTACGCTGTTCAGATGGTGAAGGCGTTGATTACGTTCATCACAATTCTTCCGATTGGCCATCGTGGCGTCACAAGGTACAAGCAGTTCATGCTGATCTGGAGTTACGTCAGTGCTCAGCGCACGACCAAGATGCCGATAAGTACCATCACTCGCTCCCGCAAGATATTCATTTTCGCTCACACGCTGATGAACCTGCTGCCAGGGTACTGGAACGTGAGGGACGCTGACTTTACCCAGCTGCATAAGCTGGTGGAGGGGTGGTGCCCATTTGGAGCGAAGGTGTGGCTGAACGGGGTGGCGATGAAGGTCACGTGGTACCCGAACTTCAACTGGGAACGTCGGGATGAGCATCTGAGTGTTTGACGTTGTGGAGTCTATATCGAATTTCAGGCTACACAAACAAGTTGGCCCCACAGGCGACCAAACCTGTGGGGCCGTGAAAGCTGGGGACCAACCCAGCTCCCTAACCAAAAGACCACTAGAACGACCAAGAACTAGCGGCAAAGCCAATATCGCACAATCAGCCTTTGCCATCAAGTTATTTGGTTAAACCATAAATAGGTAAAGGCAAAACTGATGGCAGATACCGTTACAGAAGGCTTCCTCACACGCATTAACTCCCGCGTGGACTCGATAGAAGGGCAGGCGAAGCACTCCGAGTGGGTGCAGAAGCACACCAGCATTGAGGGCCGGCCATTCAGCTTTCAGGACCACGAGATGCAGCAGGAGATATTCGACGATCCTGCCTCCCGTATCGCTGTCAAGAAGTGCTCACAGATCGGCCTGTCAGAGCTGCAGGTGCGAAAACTGCTGACCATCGCGGCTGTTGCCCGGTACGTCCGTGTGATCTACACACTCCCGACCCGGCAGTTCGCCATGCGATTCTCGAAAGACCGTATCGACTCGACCATTGCTCAGTCAGAGACCCTGAGCGGGATGTTGAAGCGCGGCGCTGATGCTGCAGAGCAGAAGATTTTCACCAACTCAAACGTCATCTACGTCACTGGTACCTTCGGTGACGTATCTGCGATCTCAGTACCTGCTACCTATGTCGTAAACGACGAGTTGGACTTCTCCAACCTAGAAGTCATCGGCAAGATGTCATCGCGCCTGCGTCACGCCCCGATGAACAAGGATGGCTACCGTGGGTATCACTACAAGTTCAGCACTCCCACGCTGCCCAACTTCGGGGTGGCCGAGGCATTTGAATCCGGCAGTCAGGCGTACTACATGGTGCAGTGCGAGAAGTGCAATCACTATCAGGCACCGAGCTGGTACAAGGACTTTGTGATCCCTGGGTGGGACAACCCGCTCGATGAGCTGGATGGCCAGGTTGTCAGAATGCTCATGGACAGAGGCCTGCACCAGAACGCCTATCTCAAGTGCGAGAAGTGCGGCCACGACCTACAGAACTCCCTGCTTGATCCTGCCAAGCGGCAGTGGGTGCGCAAGCACCCTGATCGGGTTGAGAGTTCCTACCAGATCAGTCCGTGGGATGTACCGACCTACAACACTCCCAAGTCGATCCTGACACAGTTCCCTGAATACGCACGTACCATGGACTTCTACAACTTCGTACTCGGCCTTGAGTATGAGGATGCTGATTCGGTATTCATCACTGAGAACTTCAGGACCCAGGTGCAGGCGCAGTGGAAGGCCTACATCGAGGATCAGGTGGAGGTGGGTGCCCTCATGCGGATCATCTTCTCCAATGCGGTTGCCGGGATGGACGTAGGCAAGATTTGTCACTTCACTGTGGCCATCCCACAAGGCAAGTCGATGCACATCGTCTACGCGGAGGAGATTCACCACACCCAGGCCAAGCCAGCCAAAAACAAGATCATGGCCAGGATCGCCTATTTTGGCGTCAGGACGTTTTGTATGGACGCCGGGCCAGACATCACACTGGTACGAGAACTCACGTCCTGGGGCTGGATGAATGGCGTCAACGCCTATGCGGTGGAGTACGTGAAGAAAGTAGGTCTGAAGACCTACGAACTGCCAGATGATCCTGCTTCCGAACCGGTGGCCAAGGTCAACAGGACCAACATGTTCTCAGACCTGATGAAGCTGCACAACACTGGTTACATCCAGTACCCGCGCCGGGATGCGGCGCCGATCATGGATGTGTTCAAGGAGCAGGTCACCAACGTCAAGAAAATCTCCCGGGAAGACGGCACCGGGGACATGATCGAGGTCATCGTGAAGACCGGCCCAGACCACTTCGGGCACAGTCTGAACTATACCTATTTGGCATTTCTGATCGCGTCAGAAGGTGGACGGTCACATGTGGTCGGCGCGTTACCAGGGGTCTCCGGGGTGAAAATGCGGGACTCCGATTTCGACGAGGATGCTGAGCGCCTGAGAGACCCGTTGGCTGCGTTCAGACGGTAACTCCAACCTTTGTCCAAATGTACATTTGACACTTATACACAAGGCAATGTACATTTGGACATATACCAACTAGCTTCTGACCAAAAGTGACCAACATGACCACACCTGTTAAAATGGATGTAATGCCGCACAAGGCATATTGCGACCTGATCGGCAAAGGCGATCAGTATGTCAAAGGCAAGATCAAAGATGGCAAGTGGGAGGAGGGCGTACAGTTCTTCCGCGATCCCGATGGCCAGATTTGGGTTTCTCTATCAGGTGTGGAAGCGTGGGTGAAAAGCAGTATCCAACGGGCGTCCGGCCATACGGCTCAGGCATCCAAGTCCGTTTCAGCTGGGACAAGAAGCGGTACGAGCCAATCTGGCCGCGCAAGCCGAGCCCGAAAAACCTCGCAGCAGCCTCAGCCCTTCGTGCTGAGATAATCCTACGCGCCAAAAGCGGGATACTCTCACTGGAATATCTCGCTGACCACTTCCCTGAATACGCCCACGCCAAAGAACACTCTGAAGCCAATCCGAAGTACCTCCTTTGCACCCTGGCACAGGATTTTCTCGATAACAGCGGGATGCCTGCCAACAGCAGAACGTCATACCGACAGCAGCTCAATGCCTACGTGATGCCAGAACTGGCTCAGGTAGATGTGCGCTATTGCACAGAGGGTGACCTGGTGGCATGGAGCCGGGCGCAGAAGTTCACCTCCCAGTCCGTGCGCAACATCGCCTACAGCGCCCTGAGAAAAGTCATGGCCCTGGCAGTGAGTTACGGGTACATACCAAAGTCACCGGCTGAAGCATTAAAGATCACCAAAGATACCGACACCGAACCTGACCCTTTGACCCCAGAGGAGAGAGACACTGTGCTCGCCTGGCTGGAGAAGAAGTACCCTGGCCGGCAGAGGCCGATCTACCTGTACTACGTTCTGGGATTCTGGACAGGTATGCGGCCAAGCGAGATGATCGCACTGGAACAGCGGGACGTGATGCTCAGCACCGGACGAGTATCAGTGACGAAGCTCATTTCAAAAGGGCAGGTGCAGGCGTACACCAAGACCAAGAAAAACCGGATCGTACTGATGAACGAATTCTCTCGCCAGGCGTTTGAGGAGCTGCTGGAATTGGGAAAGGGCAATCCTGTTTCCCATAGGCTACTCTGGACGTACCGGGCGCCAGAGGGATTCAAGAGCCTCACCACGTTCCGTGATCGGCTGAACCAGGCGTTCGTGGAGTCTGGTATTCGTGTCAGAAGCACGTATTCTATGCGCCACACCTATGCGTCGGTGTGCCTCATGGCAGGCATCACGCCTGCGTTTGTAGCTCAGCAGTTGGGAAACACAGTGCCGGTGCTTTTGAGCCGGTATGCGAAGTGGATCAGCTCCGATGCCGACATGCTTGAAATGTCGAAATTGGGAAAATAATGGGAAACGAAAAATACCGACGCTTGTAACCGCCTGATATTAAAGGCGTTTTGAAAACCTTTTGATAAGACATGGTTGTCAACGCTTACCCGTCTCGATCCACCACGACCCAGAAAACAACCACTTACCCATCGTTTCGGTTCGACACAGTGGGAAAATTGGGTTCAGTTTTGGGAAAATCGACCCCTTAAAAGTCCATTTGGGAAAAAATTTGGGAAACCGGGAAAGGTCATAATTACCTGTCTGATAACCTGATTTCTTGACAGGCTTGTACAAATGTACATTTGTACATAAAATGGCGCTCATGTACTCCATGGTGATCGTCAATGGCCGCAGTCTCGTCAGGTAAAAAGCAGCAAGTCATCTTGCCAAAGCGGCAGGTTGGCAAGGTGCGTTCCGGCACTCCTTATGCAGGGGAACGGGACTCTGACATCTCAAATCCGTATGAGCGGTTTGTAGAAGAGCTGTCCAGCGTCCTCCGTAAGCGAGGGGACTCCACAGCGATCATCCGGGCGCTCGCCGCCCAAGACGGCATGATGTCCACCGCCGTCTACTCCATGGTTCAGATTGCCAAGACCGATCACGACGTAATTGCCTACGACAGCGAGACCAACGCAGCGTCGAAGGAAGGTACGTTGATCGCCCAGTACATCATGGGCCTGATGGATACGCTGAGCGATTACAGCAAGGGCTTCAACCACAAGCGCTCGATCAACGCCGTCAAGGAAACCCTCATCCGCGAGGTGGGCCTGACAGGCGGCTGCGCAGGTGAGTTGGTCCTGAATGATCAGATGCTGCCAGATCGCATCCAGGTCGTCGCCTACAACACCCTCAGCAAGAAGTCTGATGGTAAGGGTGCCTATTACCCGACTCAGAAAGCCTCCAGCGGTGGCGAGGATGTGAATCTCAACATCCCGACGTTCTTTGTGGCTGAGAGCAACCTGGAAGCAGAAGACGCTTATGCGTTCTCACTGTTCCGCGCCGGCCTCAAGCAGTCGTTCATGTTGCAGGAATTCCTGGAGGACACTCGCCGTGGCGTTCGCAAAACCGGACACAGCCGTCTGGTCGCCAAGCTCATCACTGAGCAGATTGCGGCCACAGCCAGTCAGGAAACCAAGAACGATCCCAAGAAAATGGCGGCGTACCTGGCACAGGTCAAGGCCGATGTTGAGACAGCACTTGCCGGGATTGAGCCAGATGACGCAGTGGTGTCATTCGACTCCGTAGAATTCAGCGTGGAAGACACCGGGGGCAACAAGTCTGACTACGCACCACTGCTGAAACTGCTCTCGAACATGACCGGCAGCTCTATGAAGACCCCAAGCTCCATCTCTGGTCTTCGCACAGACGGCTCTCAATCACTGAGCAATGCAGAGACGCTGACTTACCTCAAGATCGCCAAATCCCTCACCGCCCCGGTAGAAGACCTGATGAGTCGCATCCTGACTCTGGCCACCAGGCTGTACGGTCTCCCGGTGTACGTGAAATTCAAGATGCGCGAGATCGACTTGCGCCCTGACAGTGAGCTGGAAGCCTACAAAACAGCTCGCCAGAACAGAATCCTTCAACTGCTGTCGTTCGGCCTTATGGACGATGTTACCGCCCGGTGCGACCTCGGCATCCGAATCACTTCGGACATGACAGAGCTGGCAGGAACCGGTTTTTACACCGCCTCCCAAGGTGAACCAGAAGCACCCGTAGATCGGGCAGATGCAATGGGCAAAGACCTGAATCCAGGTACACCGACCAAAGCAGGGGGCTCCGATCAGTGAACCTGAAATCTGAGGTAGACGGCCTATGACGGGCAACATCTGGTTCGGGGATTACGCCAGCTACATGGGGTACCTCGACAAACTCAAAAAGATCGACGATCCGGCTTACATGGCCACCATGCGCAGCATGTGGGAGTCAGATCGCAAAGAACAGGATGAAGACGAAGAGTATGAATCCTGGCTGCTGGAGCGTCGTGGCAACACTGCTGTTCTGAATGTTGCCGGTGACTTGGTGAATACCAAGGCTTGGTACAACGAGTACCTGGGAATGGTCTCCTATGAGGAGATTCAGGAAGCCTTGGCAGAGGCGGGCGCCGACGAATCGGTGGACCAGGTGCTGATGCACTTCTCCACTGGGGGAGGCACCGCTTCTGGCATCAAGGCCGCAGGCGATTACATCGGGTTCTTCGACCAGAACGTGAAACCCGTCTACGGCTACACCGCCACTGCAGCCTTCAGCGCCGGTTACTGGCTCGCCAGCTCCACCCGCAAAATCACTGTTGACGAGATGGGCCAGCTAGGCTCCATCGGCGCCGTGAACGTCCACGTCTCCTACAAGGGGATGCTGGATAAGAACGGCGTGGTCTACACAATTCTGCGCGAGGGCGAGTTCAAGGCGCTGGGCCACCCGGCTGAAGACCTGGATGAGAAATCCAAAGCCTACTTCCAAGACAAGCTGGCCAAGGCCAATTCCTTCTTTATCGAAGCCGTTGTCCGCAACCGCAACGTGTCCCTCGCTTCCCAAGCTGATTGGGGCGAAGGCAAGACTTTCTACGGGCGCGAGGCATTGAACCTCGGTCTCGCAGATGAGGTAGCGACCCTGCAGGATTTGCTGGGACGTTTTCAAGTATCCCGATCCGGCGACGGACGGACAATTTACGGAGGCACTATGCCTAAAGAAAAGCTGAAGGCCGAAGAGGCTCAGCAGGCTCCGGCCCCCTCCGATAATGGAGCGGTCGCCGGTCAGGGCTTGGCTGAGGGGCACCGAGAGGCTGTTGCCGGTCAGGGCTTGGACGATCTGAACCCGGAGGGTCGTGCAGACCTGTCTGCTGAAGAACTGGCCAAGCTCGAAGCTGGCTTGCCAATCGACGAGGGTCTGGTATCCAAAGTCGCCGCTAACACCACTTCTAACACCCCAGAAGAAGCCTCTGCCGGTGAGGAAGGCGAAGAACTGAGCACCCAGGCACCTGAAATGGGCGAAGAACTGAAGACGGTCATGGCAGAGCGAGATGCCCTCGCTGAGAAACTGCAGGCCGCTGAAGATTTGAATGCCCAGATGAAAGGCATTGTCCTTGAAGCTGCGAACAAAAAAGTGATCGCCATGGGTGGCATTCCTATGGACTTGGACTTCTTGGATTGCGCAACCGCAGTTCAGCATTACGAGAAAGTCGATACCAAGTTCAAATCAACTTTCAAGGTCGGGCAGCGTTCCGTGTCCACGGACACATCGAAGCCTGAAGTTGAAACCGGAGAAGGTCTCTCAGCCGCTCCGACATTTGCTGAGCGTGCAGTCGCTCATAAACGTAAGCAGCCTAAGTAACGACTTAGAAAGCAGACACTCAAGAGGAAACAGCCATGCCTGCATTCAAGCACACAATGCTGACCACCACGCCGGCTGAGATGGACATTATCTCTGCAGCGATTGGTGATGATACCAACCAGGCCCGTTCCGAGCTGGATTACGGCAAAGCCGTGGTAAAGGGCGATGCCCAGAACTTCGTACTGGCCCCGGCCGATGCGGAGATTGAAGGCTTCATCGACTCCGTTCGTGGTGACACCGTTAACGAAGGTTACTCCTTCGGTGGTATCCAGCGCCGCAAGCGCATCATCGCTGAAGTAGGTGCCAATCAGGGCGCAACTGCAATGGCCGTCAATGACTTTGTAGTCGCTGATGAGCAGGTACCGTTCGGCACCAAGGGCTATGCCCAGGTGAAGACAGGTACTCCGTCCAAGTTCCTGTGGCAGGTCTTGGCAATCGAAGGCACTGGCGTAGCCGGTGACAAAGTGCTGCTGGAGCGCCAGTAATTCACTGGCTCCCTAACCAAAGACCATTTTGAGGAACTGAAAAATGCCTGAAGCTATTATCAAGTACCGCGACACATCCGGTAAGCTGGTTGACAAGAAAATCGACCACACCCTGTACCAGGAAGCTGCCGACAAGAAGATGGACGTACCGACCCTGCTGATGCACAAGTGTGCAGACGCTGACCTGGACTACGGTACCCCGTTTGAGCAGGCCCTGCTGCACTCCGGCATCATGTCCAAGAAGGATCGTCCCGCTGGTATGATCGCGCCTTCCATGAAGGATGTTCTGAGCGGCAACGTCGGCATCGACATGAGCGCTGTCCGTGCACCGGACGGTACCAGCAACAACATCAGTGCCCGTATGCTGTTCCCCCAGGTGATTCTGGAGACCATTCGTGACTACCTGATCGAAGACCAGTCCGACTTCTTGGATGGCTACAACCAGATGGTTGCGCTGACTGAGAACGTGACATCTTCCCGTGTGGATCAGCCGACCATCGACACTCGTGCGAACGAGAGCGTGGATTCTCAGCAGATCGCTCAGCTGGCAGAACCGGCCAGCCTGGTAGCCATCACTGTTGGTGACACCAGTCACCGCATCCCGACCGACTCTATCGGTCTGATGGTGTCCGACGACGCGCTGGAAGCAACCAGCCTGGACCTGGTGAACCTGGCGATGTCTGCCCACGCTCGTGGCAAGCGCATCCGCATGGTCGAAAACAACATCCGCAACATGGTTCTGGGTGACAAAGACCTGGGCATGTCTGCGCTGCCGACTGTACAGGCGAAGTCCTTCGACTCGTCAATCACCGCTGCTGGCAAGATCAGCCGCAAGGCGTGGATCAAG